GCTGTTCCACAATCGTTTCTTTTTTCAAACGCTTGTCTAATTCAATGCCATGCTTACGACCAATTTTTTCAAGTTCTTTGGCACTTTTTTTCATCAGCTCCTTTTTGTTCAGGGATGCTGAAATCCAAGGGTGGTATTGACCTCTACCGAAGTTATAACTCATAGCTCTGTCTCCTCAATTATTATTAAAGGTTTATCTTCCAAGAACCCCTGACATTCAGTCAAGGATTCATCATCACAGAATAGCAACGACTCATTCTCCTCACATACATAGAATGGTGGTGGTGCTACTCCGAGTTCATTACAGCCAGTTAAGGCTAATGCAAGTATTATTATTAGTGTTTTCAAAATGGTATCTCCTCATCCTCAAAGTCATCCTTCGCAACTGGTTCTATCGTAGGTTGTTCAGAAGGAATTTCTGTTGGTGGAGGTGTTTCTTGCGTTGGTTGTTTTTTAGACAAAATACGAAACTCTGATCCAAAGCCACCAAGTTTAATTACAGTAGAGTATTTCTTAACACCGTTAACTTCATAGCTACGAGTGTTTAACTTGCCCTCTACATATACCTGAGTGCCTGTATCAAGATCAAGTTTCTGTAGTGTTTCAGCCAGTTTATTCCACACGCTACAAGTATGATATTCTGTTTCTGTTTTACGCTCACCTGTAGTTTTATCTTTCCACGATTCATTGGTAGCTAATTTAACTCTACATAAAATACCACCATTATCTAGCTGTTTAAATTCAGGTGGCTGTGTTAAATTTCCAATTAGAATTACTCGATTTATCATTACATCTCCTTATATTAAAATTAGGTGGTTACTTACGGCAACCAATCGGACTTGTTTGTCTTTAACTAAGGATGGCTTGGAGAACCACCCACACAGCGTAGGAAAGTCAATCCTCTGTGTTCTTTTGTTTCTCAGCAAAGTCTTTAGCAAGAGCAACATTTTTTTCATGTTTAGCTTTTGCTTTTTCTTTGCTCTCTAACGACTTGCGCTCTTTCCGTTCAGCCATCCACTCCAAGTGTTCAGGACTTAGCGTAAGTTTAACCCTTGTAGCTAACGGAGTGTCACCTCTGTAATCTTTCTCTACTTCAGTAACACCTTCCTCATCTTCAGATTCAATAGCCATGATCAACTTAGCTGACAAACTCTCAGCTTTGTATTGAGCCAACTCATCAGCTTTAGCATTAGCTTCTTGTTGTGCAATCGCATTCTTAACTTCATCGTATGTCGCAACTGAGTTTGTGATACCTATACCCATCATCCCAAGCGCCCGCCCAACTGCGCTGGTTTCACATACCTCGACAAAAGAAGTAGCATTAATGTTGTTCTTGCTTTTTTCTTCATGAGCCATACCAGTAGCAACTAACTTGCCATCAACATGGATTGTAGTCTTGCACATAATCGACTCACCATCAAAAAACACATGATCCGTATCAATACTAGCGTTCTCGTAATGCTTACGAAAGTATTGAAGCCTAGTCTTGACCATTACATATTCAGACTTACCCAAAGGTATTGACTCAAGTAATGGTAGACCGTATTTGTCTAATTGCTGTTCCATAATATCTCCTTAATTTTTGTGATAAGAATTTTTCCTATCTCTTGTTTGAAAAAAACCTTGATGTTGTGGGAAGTCATCCATAAACTTTCTAGCGTAATGTGAAATCCACCCATCATCAATTTTATAATCGCCTTCACCTGAGATCATAGTTTCCCATCTGATCCTGTGAAATATAGCTTTTGCAGAATAGTATTTCTTTCTTTGTGTAGCCATATTTGTAAACTTAACAAACAAGTCATAAATCTCAGGGTGATTTTTATGATATTCATTAAAGTTTTCTTTAGTCCATTTACCATGCATATTGCTCTCTTGCATTGTAAATTCACCAAACCCCGCTAATTCTTCCTTGCGCTCATCAACATATGGATTTTCAAATTCTTCATTTGTGTAACCATGTTTAATTAACTTGTTGACAGTATCTTCCGAGAATGGAAAATTATCTTCATTGTCAATTGCATCTGAATGACCGTTCATTATTTACCTCCAAGTTTTAAGTCAAAAGAAAGACGATCCTGTAACACCATCTTGATGTCATCAGTAAAGTCATAATCGAAATCTTCTTCGTAATCCTGATACTTTCCATAGACCATAGCAGAAAGTGTGAAATATCGAAGTTTTATTACCCTGTTGATAGCATCAGCTAAGATCAAAGTGTTTTGAACATCAAGTTTTTGATCTAAATCGCCAACCATATGTTCAACTTCCATAATGATGTTGTCAGCTTCAGTCATGCATTCGTCACGAGCATCATCTTTGTTAGCTTCCCATTGTGTTGAGAACGCTTCGTCTTTTAATATGTCTTGCTTAGTTTCCATAATATCTCCAAGTGTTTAAAGTGTTAAGTATATACTAATATTGATATATGATTTAATAATTAGTATTCATTTCGTATTGGTCATCACCAACCTTAGTTACAAAACCTACTTCAAGCGCTTTAGCTAAAAGTTGGTCAGCATCTAATTCAAAATTAAATGATGGGCATTGATCAATAAATAACTCTTGCTTAGTAAAGATTACTTTCATAAATTTACTTTCTAAGTATTTAATTAAGTATTTAGCATAGCCTACGACAAACTCTTTATTTTTAAACTTAAATACTTTCTTAGGGTTATCGCTATGCTTTGCATAAATATCTTTAAATTGAGCAAATTCTTGCTCTGTAAATGTAATATTTTCCATTACAGTACCTCCACGTTATTAGGTCGTTTAAAAAAACCAAACTTAGGATCGTCATCGCTTGGTATAACTTTAGCTACAAAAGAAACTCTAGTTCCTTCGTCAAGAGTTCTAGTTCGATAATCACCATCTTCATCAAAGTCATATTTTTCTACAAAGGCTTGTCCTACTGAACCATTCAGTTTAAAGCCACGATCATCAACAAAAAACATCTTTGTTGAACCTCCCCATTGACTATATGTAAAGTAAGTCTTTTCAATAACACCAGTAAACTTGATACGTTCATCAGTTACTGGAATAGGTTCAGCTTTATCGTAGGCTTCTTGTTTAAGACGTTGCTCCTCAACTCGTTCAGCTTCTGCTTCAGCTTTTGCTTCAGCTTTGGCTTTGGCTTCAGCTTCACGCTTGGCAATCTCTTTAGGAGAAAGAACAGGAGCTTCCCAACGATAAGGTTTCTCAGCTTCGCCCCACTTCTCAAGATCAAACTTATTGCCTACCTGAAGTTCACGGTCACCAACAAACTCTTTAGCTTTAGCGACAGCCTTGTCGAAATCTCTACTAAGGTTTTTGACATATCTATCTTCCTCATTGATGCCATAATTAGTAGGAATTAAGTAATGCTCACGAAGTGTGTACATACCGTTTCCAAATCCACTTGAAATGTAATACATTACTTACCTCCCAATATTTTTTTAGTATATCTTGGTGATTCACTTTGATCGCCTTTTACAGCTTCAGGGTGTTCTTTAAACCACAGCTCGTTTAAGCCAACAGTCCAATTCTCAGTCAGCTCTTTCTGAATATCTCCCTTGATCAGCTTCTTTGCTAAGTTGTATGCCTTGTACCAAGAAGTAGTCTTATCAGTATATTCATACATCCAATGCTCATAGAAGTGTTCAAAGTCAAGGCGCTCATCAAAGATTTCAATTTCCAAATCAGCTCCATAGTAACCTTCCTTCTCATAGAAACTCAACCAAGAATACTGAGCCATTAATTCCATAGTTCTTTCTTCCCAATCTCTAATAACTCTTGGTTTTCTTGGTGGCTTAACAATAAAGGCTTCAGGTTTAAGAAGGTCTTTTTGCTCGAACTTGCCCATGATCTCAGCTATTTGATCTCGATCTAATGGATCACTATTAAACTGATTATGGTTATATCCATAGTTGTGCATTAGTTCATGTGCAAAGAGTTGTGCTACTTGATACAAGGAACAATCTTTTGACATTGATAAAAACATTCCCCAAGGTTTGTATCTTGGAAATCTAAGGAAAGCTCGACCACTAAATTTTGAAGTTGTCTTGTCCTGTATGTGAATGTTGAGATCATCCCACCATGGCATTCTACCTTCGTGCTTGGCAAGTTGATTGTGAATGAAACAAAACAAGCTCTTTAGCTTCTTAGTCTCATATAAAGATGTGTTTTTAGTTATTTTCATATACTTCTCCAAGTAAGTGGGGAGCAAAGCTCCCCTGTTAAAATTATCTGCAAAGGATGTTGTAAGATTCTTGTGATTCAAATCTATCGAAAACAGGAATCACATCAGGACATGGATACCCAAGCATTTCAGTAATGTGATCAGCGATGTAGTTATCTACTTCAGCATACACACCGTTGTGCATAGCACCGATCAAGCCTTCAGGTTTGCGTAGTGGTTTTAAAATTGCTCTGTATCCACCTTTAACCTGTTGCTTTTCAATAATAAATTCAGGAGCTGACTCATCAGCTTCTTGTACGAAATAGCCACTAGGAATCTCTACACCAATAATAGTGATCTCATCTTTACCTTTTAAAAGGTCTTTGCTACCGTACTTGCTAGTTAATAATTTTGCTCTGTTAAATGACATTTTCATCTCCAAGTTGTTAGTTTAAAAGTGCCGATTTGTTATCCTCGACACAGATAAGTATATACTAATATTGGTATATAGGTAGATTATTTTACATTTATTTTATTTCCTTTAGGAATAGGGGTTGTAGAGGTATTTTTTTATCCCTGACTATAGATAGGGATTATTTTTTTGCAAATTTTTATAAAATGATCAGAAAACCTGTGTATTATTACTGGTCTTGGTTTAGCGTTTTTTGAGTAGATCAGAAAGCGAAAACCCCTAGAGTGAATGAAGCTCTAAGGGTTGTCTAAAACTGGTGTTTGCCCCACCGTTCTGTGAAAGATTATACCATCTTAGGACTTCTTGGCAAATATCAGGATGCGAATCGTGATATGTCTGACATTTTATGTTTCACTCACACGACAAAAAAGAGATTCAGTTATGCATCCCAAGAAGCTGTTGATTGATGTTAGATTAAGAAGGTTTATACTGGTAACCACCTTGAACCGATAAAGAAAATCTAGCGTAGAGTTGCAGAAGGCTGAGTACGGATCATACCGTAGCAATGAACTCTAACTTGTATAGCTATGATGGTTACAAGCATTGGATGATACTGCGATGAGCTGTAAACCGATGATAATCTCTAACTGCTTTAATTAGTGGTTAGGGATTGATTTGCTTGAACTTCCCCAACTCCAAACTGTTCCCGATAAGTTAAAAAGCAAAAGCTCTTGATCTTAAAAAGGGATTTATCCCTCTGCTCTACTGAAGTCACTCGCTGAAAGCGAAATATAAGAGTAAACCAACTTACCACTTTGTACTAATATTGATATAATTATATTATTCTATTACTTTTTTTTATTATGTCTAAGATAATTTATTACGAATCAATTCCTAGAGAGCTTGAAAGGCTTGAGATCACACAAAAAGAAGCAGCCAAAATGTTAGGTTTATCACTTAGTGGTTTTACATCAAGAATAGCATCAAACAAACCTATAACTCATTGGATGATCTATGGGTTGTCCAATTATTTAGAGCCAACTAAACCTAGAAAACGTATTAAGAATGCCAAAAAAAATTGATCACTCCGAAAGAAAAAAACTAATCCAATCAATCAGAGATATTATTGGAACGATTGAAGCCATAGAAGATCATGCTATAAAAGAAAACTTATGCCACCAAATTATAGGTTTATGTGATCAGATGAAATTTACTTTAATTATGGATATGCAAAAAGCTGATGAACTATGAAGAAGATGTAATTCAGAAAGCTATCTGTAAGTACCTTGATATGCGTAAGGTTTGCTATTGGGCAGTACCTAATGGTGGTTCTAGGTCTGCAATTGAGGGCGCTAAACTTAAAGCTACAGGAACTAAAAGTGGTGTGCCTGATATAACAGTTGTCTATGATGGAATGTATTGGGGATTAGAAATCAAACGACCAGCGAATGATAAACATCCTAAAGGGTATTTAACTCAATCACAAAAAGATATGCATGAAAAAATCAGAAATGCAGGTGGATCAGTTAAGACAGTTTATAGTGTAGCTGATGTTATTCTTTGGCTTAATACAGATGTTATGTATGAAGTTAAGTTTGATGTAGAAAAGTGAAAGAGAGTGCCATAACTCGTAGTGCTAAAGGGCAGGCTTGTACGCTAAAACTAGATGATTGCTTGAATGATAATGGTGCTACAACTGTTTTTGCTCACAAGAATGGTGGTGGCATGGGTGAAAAAGTTAAGGATGATCATGGTAGAGATGTAGGAGCTTATCTGTGTCGCTATTGTCATGATGTCGTAGATGGTCGCATTCAACATCCCTATTGGAAACCATATTTTCTTCAAGAAATGTTTGATCACGCAATTATGAGAACAGATAGAATATTAAGGAAGAAGGGATTGAAATGAGTGAAACCTTATCAAGAGTTCTTAGAAGGGATAAACCTAAAGCTGAGATCATAGAGGATATGACTCGAACTTTTTTTATGAATGTTAGTGGAGATGAAGCGATCATAAGTATTAAGCCTAACAAAATGACTAGGACAGGACAGCAGAACAACCTTTATTGGCATATCATTGAGCAAGTGAGGGTAGAGACAGCGAACACAAAAGATGCTATCCATGACCATTGTCGTAAAGAATTTCTTGAGGTCAGAGTTGAGGAAGTTGCCAAGAAGCCAGTAGTGGTGCTAAAATCTACTACAAGTTTGAATACTAAAGAGATGGGAATTTTTATAGATGAAGTCATTACATGGGTAGAGAGTGATTTGGGAATTAAACTTAATTTGCCTGATGGATGGAGGGAGTTAATAAGCTAATGGCTAGACCTACTAAGTGGAACAAGGAGTTAGAAGCTCAAGCCTACGAGTATATAAAAGACTATCAGGTGCATGGACATATGATCCCAAGCATTGAGGGTTTAGCTATGGTTTTAGACCTTCACAGAGATACTTTATACGATTGGGCGAAGGATGAAAAGAAAGAGTTTTCCGACATATTAAAGAAGATTTTAAATGCGCAGGAATTTTGGTTGGTTCAGAACGGACTCAACAACACATTTAATTCAGCAATAACTAAGCTAGTTTTAGGTAAGCACGGATACCACGACAAGATGGATCAAGACATCACAACAAAGGGAGAAGCTATGCCAACTACAATTGAATTGGTTGCTAAGAAATGAATGGCGCTTGGAGAAGTCCTCATGGTGGCTTACTTGAAGCAATACTGGGTGGTGTGACAAGAGCAACACCTGAAGAAGAAGCATCTCTGTTTAATTACCACGATGCTTATGGAGAAGTAAAAGGTGATAAGGCTTATATCAATGAAGCAAGACTGAGAGAAGAAGGAAGCACAGGTGACTTTCTTGGTGACATGATGTTGGGTGAAGCTCTGCATAACTTAGATAAGACATCGCCTTACTGGTATAACAGATTAAGAAATGCCGCACAGGTAGATGATGAGGTCATGGAATGGAAGGATGACTCATATAAGCACGTTACTACCCATGATGGTGAAACAAGACCTAAAGAACAATGGTGGGATGTCAGTAGGTTTGACCAAGTAGTAGGTGGATATTTGTTAGGTGGTAAAGATGCAAATGTACATACAATGAGAGGTTGGGAAAAGATGCCATTTGGCACAACCTTTAGAACAGAATTAGAAGCATTTAAAAAGGCTTTAGGTAGGTGAAGGCTGAGATAGAATTACCTCCGAAGCTCGTACCAGTATTTGAAGGTGAAGCTAGGTATCGTATAGCCTATGGAGGTCGGGGTAGCGGGAAAACACGCTCGTTTGCGCTGATGACAGCAGTTAAAGGTTATCAATGGGGTATGGAAGGTCTGAAAGGTCAAATACTATGTGGTCGTGAGTTTATGAACTCTCTTAACGATTCTTCATTAGAGGAGATCAAGTCAGCTATTGCATCAGTACCGTGGTTAGCTGACTATTACGAATGCGGCGAGAAATACATTCGCAGCAGAGATGGCAACATAACCTATACATTCGCAGGACTTCGCAGATCACTAGAGTCAATTAAGTCTAAAGCAAGAATATTGTTAGCTTTCGTAGATGAAGCTGAACAGGTATCAGGCAAGGCTTGGCAGGTATTGTTACCTAGCGTTAGGGAGGTCAATAGTGAAGTATGGATCACATACAACCCTGAATCAAAATACAGCGCAACACACGAAAGATTCAGAGCTAATCCACCCAAAGATGCTAAGATTGTCCAAATGAATTACACAGATAACCCATGGTTTCCTGATGTGCTAGAACAAACTAGACTAGAAGATAAAGAGAAACGACCTGATCAGTATGAACACATATGGCTCGGAGGTTTCCAAATTTTCTCGGAAGGTAGTTACTATGCTAGTGAAATGAGAAGGGCAAGAGAAGAAGATCGCATAACTAAAGTTAGATATGATCGTGGTAAAGGTGTTGTTGTTGCATTCGATTTAGGAGTGGGCGATTCAACTGCGCTATGGTTTGCACAATTTATAGGAACTGAAGTACATCTAATAGACTACTATGAAGCATCAGGGGTTGGTTTAGATCATTATGTGAAGGTGTTACAAGATAAAGGCTACATCTATGATCAATACATATTCCCACATGACATCAGAGTAAGAGAGCTTGGATCAGGCAAAAGTAGACTAGAAACATTACAAGGTATGGGTATTCACGCTGACAAAACAGAGATTTGTCCACAGTTATTGATTGAGGATGGCATACAAAAAGTAAGAGAGATGTTAGACAAATGCTTCTTTGATGAAGAAAAGTGTGAACGTGGCATAGATTGTTTGTTAAACTATAGCAAAAAATGGGATGACTCAGGAGCAACATGGAGGATGCGACCTGATCACAATTGGGCATCACATGGGGCAGACAGTTTTCGTTACCTCGCTGTAGGGTATCAACCTTACAATGAATCATGGGATAAACCAATTAGGAGAAATCTACAAGGAGTAGTATGAGTTTCTTTGAAAATTTATGGACAGTAATTAAGCCTGAAATAACAGGATTATTAGGTACAGAGCAATCAAGGCAAGATAAAGTCACAGGATTACTTATTGATAAACCATTTGAATTTGGTAAAAACATAGGTCTTTATGATGACAAGATAAAAGCTCCTGATCTTATAAATACTACAAACCCAAACAATACAGTTAAGCAAAACGCTATTGCAAGTATGAATGATAGTGTTGCTAACATGGCGCAAGACTCAGAAATATTTAGAAAAAACCTACCAGCAAGTATGTTTGAGATTGGTGAGTTTGGTATTGATCTAGCAATGAATCCAATCAAATACGGTAAAAAAGCACTTAGTTTAGGAAGTGGTTTGATTTACAATGCACTCCCTGATCATGCACCTTTAAAAAGATTCGCAGATTGGTCAGATAAATTAATAGGTTACGAGGATCAAACAAAAGCAGATTCAGAAATGGCATCAATGGTGGTTGATTCAACAATAGAGTTTTTTGAAACACCAGGTGCATTAAGAAAGGCAATGCTAGAAAACCCAGCTGATGTATTGGCTATGCTAATGGGTGGTAGTTCCATATTCAAAAAATTGGTGGCAGAAAAACCTCAAGAAGTTTTATTAATGAAAAATGCTATCGAGAGAATAGGACACAAAGAAAGCCTATTTAAAAGAATAGGAGCAATTCCTGTTGGTCTATCAATGAAAGATGTGAGCGTTATATCAGGTAAAGATGTTGTAGAGTCGTTAAAGAAGATGGGTACTGATGCATCGGAGGATGCAGGTAAGTACGCTGAAACTGGAGGATTTGTACCACATACTTTAAAAGAAATTGAAAATGAAAATTTTACAAAACAAACAGTTGGTATAAATGAATTGATTTCAGGCGATGCATTTCTTAAAGACTATATTGAATCAAACCCAAGCATAAGAGATTTCGATAAAGATGCAACTATGCCTATTGTTGTTGACTCGAAAGGAGCTGTAAGAGATGGTTACAATAGAATTAACCAAGCTCTTAAAAATGGTGAAACTGAAATTGAAATATTGAAAGGATCAAACACAGAACTAAGCAAAGTGGGTGGTACAGACTTAGCAACGCAAAGACAACTAGCTAATGTAGATGCATCGGGTTTTTATTCAAAAGCTGAACAAGTAATACTAGATCAAATGCCAAAAGATTTACCACAAAATCAATTGCGTGGTTGGTTTGAAAAAAGACGTGTATCAAAGACTGAGTTAGAAGATTTAGGCATACTTGCCTTGGTTGATAATATGGAGATAGGTGAGAAAGTAACAAAAGAAGGGTTACTACAACATATTGCTGATCAAAATCTAACATTCTCAAATACAACTTTAGATGACAATGCAAGTAGAAATATAGACCTGTATGATGAAGATATACAAGCTCGACAAGATTTTGAAATACCTGATGCTGGTGTAGACTTCATGAATAGATACAATGATGGCGATGTAAATTGGGATCATATCTTAGCGAGTGCTGATGAGCCTGACGATTGGTTAAATATATCAGGTAACGAATGGAGACTGTCACCTGATAGTTCAGACAGAGCTACTAACTATGGTCAAGATATATTTGATGATGAAATTGGATCGTCAGTAAACGTAAACCCTAGTAGTGATGGTGAAATAGCTAGAATAAGGGGAGGGCAAACGTATCATTACCCTTTTAACAATAAAACTAAGAAAGATTACCCTGATGAAGAAGATGGTAGTATAAACAAGAACTACATGGATTTTCGATCTTTTCATGATGATGACAATCTAAAGTTTACTAAGTATATGCACTTCATAAACCCTGAAAGGTATCCTAAGACAAAATCTATGGAACTTAAAATACTATATCAAGATTATAATCAAAGAAAAAAACTAGATGAAGTATATCTTTCAGATCGAGAGAGGGAAACATATCTACCTCGCTCTCACGGTCAATTAGATACTCAAGAAAATTATAAAAACAAGATTGCAATGCTAGAAGCTAGTATTGAGGATGATATCCGTAATGATAAGATGGAATGGGATATTAAGATGTTGCGAGAAGCAGCTTATTTACACAACCCATGGGATATGGAAGGTGAAGATAGATTGAAAATGGATATGGTAGAAGCTCAAGAAATGATGGGTAGAGATAGGTATCTTGAATCACCTGAGTTTGAAATAGATGTAGAAGTAGGTGGAGAAGAATATCAAATATATGGTAATGAGGACATTGGTTACGTAGTATCAACACCTAACGATGGATTAGAACATCGTGATCGTGCGCTTCAGGATTTATGGGATTTACCTACTGTAGAATCAGCAATTAGAAATCACGCAAGGGATGAGGGTTATATTGATGAGTGGTATGATGGTGCTAATAATGAAGGTTCTTCTACAAAATGGGAAAATTACACTTTAAATAGACATCATAGAGATGCACCACAAGAAAATTACAAAGAAGAATTAATTATATTAAGTCCTGACAAAGAGCAACTGCGTGGTGGTTATCAGTTTGAAAGTGGAGTGCATTACGGTGGACACAAAGGTTTATTTGCACATTTAAGAAAATCTGATAGACGAGAATTAGGTACAAACAGTAATGATGTGTATTTTATTGAAGAAGCGCAATCAGACTTTCAACAATCAAGAAGGGAATTAGGTGCGACAAAAGCAGAAACAGACGATTTAAAGTATCAAAACCGTATGGAAAGCTCTGCTACAGGTGATATGCTAACTGCTTGGAACGCTTTAGATTATGGTAAAAAGCGTTTAGATGGTGAGAGATCAATAGCATCCCCAACAAGCGAAACCATTGGTGGTGACTTAGTATGGAAGAAGTTAGTTAAAACATCAGAACAAAAAGCACTTTATAAACAAGCGATGTTGGCTCAAACAGATCAATATCAACTATCTAATTTTCAATCTACTTCAGGTGAACAAAAAAAGAAAGCGTTAGAACAAGTTAAAAGTTGGAATGATAATTGGCATTTAAATACTCGCAATCCTGATTCTGAGAGTTGGGCAGGTTTAAGTTTTGATGAATATGAGGAACTAGGTCAATATTTGAGTGAGCATCAAAACGAATTACAAAAAACAGGTCGTAAGTTAGATGACCACTCACACACTAGCAGAACACCAATACAAGGAGATCGTTGGTATAAAACAGTTCTAAACTATGCAATTATGAAGGCTGTAGAAGAAGGTAAAAGCACAATATCTTGGGCAAACTCAGACCAAATATTAGATCAATGGAATCCAGGTAGAGATACAATTTACACTAAGAAAATTAAATTCAAAGAAAGCTATGTTAACACTTACGATAGGAAGCTGAAAAAAGCAGCTGAAAAATATGCTAAAGATTATGATGGTGAATTTGAAATTATAAAAATTGATCTTGGTGATGGTAACCATAGTGAAAACTTTTCAATTAGAATTACTCCTGAGATGATAGATAAATTGATGGAGGAGTTTCCAGCTAATACAGAAACAGGTTTTGCTAGACCTACACATGGTAAACTACAGCAAATACCTTCAGGCTTACTTAAAACGGATGTAACAGAACAACAGGGGTTATTAGTATGACAAAAGAAGAATTTTTAAAAAAAGCATTAGGTTCTCAATACTCAGAAAAAGAAGCAGAAAAAGGACTACTTGATCTTGATGCATTAAGACGAACAGCAAAAAACAATTTAGGCTCTCAATTTACTGAGTCAGAATTTAATACGATGATGGGTGTTGAAAAACCAATGGGTATTATGGATTTAAACGAAGTAGAACTAAATAAGCTGCGAAGAATAAAAGAACAAATGGGTGGACAAGTTACTGAAAAAGAAGCTATGGCTATGATTCGACCAACAGATGCATATGGTGAACCAATACCTGAATTAGATGTTGCTGATTTAAGAAGGCAATTTTCAAGTATATTAAGCTCTATTACACCACAAGAGCAAGAAAACGTACTCAAGCATTGGCAAATGTCAGATGATAATGGCAAAGTTGAATTTATGAAATGGATCGTAGACAAACCTGAGAGAGCAACTGGTTATGGCATACAAGATGAAGTCTTATTACCTAAAGAAGCAAACTTAGGACTTGGAGGAAGTCAGACACAAACAGCAGGTACAAATAACACATATTATGATGACGTATTAGGCATATATTTACCAATGGGTTATCAACGAATGGGTGGCACAGGTGATGAAAGATTTCGTCAAGGTTCAGCAGGATGGGGATTTGACTCTTATCCTCATTCAGCACCTAGGAACTATTATGGAGCGAAAATGAGAGATGCTGATGAAAGATATAGACCATTGGTACTAGGTTAAGGAGGATAATATGGCATTAAATACATTCACAGCACTAAAATCAAGTATTGCTGACTTCCTAAACAGAGACGATCTAACCTCCGTTATCCCTGACTTTATAACATTAGCAGAAGCTCAGATTAATAGAGATATACGTCATTGGAAGATGGAAGCTCGTTCAAGTGGGCAACAATCAGCAGGTGACGAGTATATGCAGATACCAGCAGATTGGTTAGAAACAATTAGATTTCATCTCACAGGAACAGGAACAAGTGTAGTTAACTTAGTTTCAAGAGATGCAATGGCTGATAAACGATCAGCACAAGAAGATGAGTCGGGAACACCGACCATGTACACACACGCAGATGGACAGTTTCAGTTATATCCAACACCATCTACTGACACAGACTTTGAGTTACTTTATTATCAGAAGATACCTTCTCTTATTAGTAACGCAGACAACTGGCTTTTACTAGAAGCGCCTGATGTATACCTCTATGGAGCGTTATTACATTCAGCACCGTACCTAGCAGAAGATCAAAGGGTAGCAATATGGGCGCAGATGTATAGTGCTGCAGTTGCTAGATTAAATGAATCCTCTGATACTGCTCGTTATAGTGGATCAGGGTTAACAATGAAAGTGAGGGGATTAGTATGAGTTTTACAAACTTTTTAGAAACAGAGATATTAGACCATGTATTTGCAGGGGCGGCTTACACAGCACCAGGTACCAAATACTTAGCGTTGTTTACAGCTATTGCAGATGGTGAAGCAGGTTCGGTAACTGAGTTATCAGGCAATGCTTATGCTCGTCAGACAGTAGCGTTTACAACTTCAGGTAACACAACTTCAAACAATGCAGCAGTAGAATTTCCTACAGCTACAGGTAACTGGGGAACAGTAACACACGTTGGGGTTTACGATGCATCTACATCAGGTAACTTAATGGCTTATGCGACATTGTCAGCATCAAAGACTATTGAAACTGGTGACGTGTTTCGTGTGCCATCAGGTGACTTAGACATTACACTTAACTGATTAAGTAAATGGCTTTTGAGTATGGTGAATCGTATTTCGGTTTACGAAGCTATGGCTCTAGTGCAGGTGAAGTAAAGGATGCTTCAGCTACAGTAACTGCTACGTCAGGATCAAATCCTGTTGCTTGGGCAGTAGGACTAGGTTCAGGTCAAATAACTGGTACAGTTGCATCTTCATCATCATGTAGTGGTGAAGTTGTAATCATAGAAGAATCAGATGTTTTCTCCTATGGTATGGGTTCGTATGGACAAAATGCTTATACTCAAGGCGATCTTCAAACTACTGTAACTGCTACAGCTTCAGCAACTGCTTCTTGTCTTAGGAAGCGAACTGCTTCTGCTACAGTAACAGTATCTGCGGCGATATCAGTAGAAGCAAGACGTATACCTGAAGGCTCTGTACTTATAGAAGGATCGTCTACAACAACGATTACAACTTCAAGTAATGGATCAAGAGTCAGAGAAAGTAGCGCAACATCATCTCCAGTAACAACTATTACAACAAGTGGCTTTAAAACAGTTAAAGGAACTGCAACAGTATCAGCAGTAGCATCAAATACTGCAAATGCTGAATTTATGGTTAATGCTTCAGCTACAGTTACACCGACAGTAACAAGTGCGGCTATATGTAATAGAGTAAGATTTGGTTCAGGTGTACCGACAGCAGTAGCAAGTATTACTGTACTTGGATATGCTACAAGAGGTGGTATCGCATCAACTGGAAGCACTCATGTTAGTACAGTAACAGTACAGAATGTGAGTGGTAGCAACAAATACTTTATTAATGGAGTACAACAAGAAACACAGACACTTGTTGAAGGTAATACCTACACGTTTGATTGGAGTGATGCAACAGCACAAGATCATCCTTTTAGATTTTCAACAACTTCAGATGGTACACATGGTAGTGGAACAGAGTACACAACAGGTGTAACAATTAATAATCCTTCTCCTTATATAACAACAATAGTTGTAGCAGATGATTCGCCTGTGTTGTATTACTACTGTGAATTTCACCCAAGCATGGGTGGTGCAACAACAACTCCGAACAACTCTGTTAACTCTAGTGCGACAAGTGATTCAGAAAAAATATTCCAAGGCAGTATTGTATTGGAAGCATTAGCTACAAATACAGCAACGTGTAATAGAATGCAAAGTACATCAGGTGTTGTTAGTGCTACATCAGGCACAGCTACAATAGGTAGAGAAAAATGGGAAATTATTACTAACGATTCAGTAACATGGACAGAGATAGCGGCTTAATATTATGGCATTAATACCACTACAATTACCACCAGGAATACATCGAAACGGAACGGACTTTGAGTCCTCGAATAGATGGAGAGATGCTTCTTTAATTAGATGGCATGATGGATCATTAAGACCTATAGGTGGATGGACTACTAGAAAGGCAAGTGCATTTGCAGCGGCACCAAGGGCAATGATCTCTTGGTTAGACAATACAACAGACTCTTATTTAGCAGGAGCAACCTACAATAAACTATACTATGTAAATCCCTCACATACAGTTTATGACATAACACCTTCAGGATTGACATCAGGTTCAGAGGATGCCTATACAAACTTAGGTTATGGTGGAGGTTTTTATGGACTCACCAATTATGGTAGACAACCAACAAGTTCAGGTGTTTATCATGAAGCTACAACTTGGGCATTAGATACTTGGGGTGAATACCTTATGGCTTGTTCATCAAAAGATGGTAAGTTATATGAATGGCAATTAAACACAGGTGTAACTGCACAAGTAGTTGCGAATGCACCAACAGGCAATAAATCAATGGTTGTAACTGAAGAAAGGTTTGTTATGGCACTTGGTGCAGGTGGAAATCCTCGTAAAGTGCAATGGTGTGATCAAGAAAATAATACGACATGGACTGCATCAGCTACAAACCAAGCAGGTGATTTTGAATTACAGACAACTGGACAAATTATGTGTGGTGTTCGTATGAGAGGAAGAACTTTAATACTCACAGATAATGATGCGCATATAGCGACATACTCAGGTGCGCCATTTGTTTATGGTTTCGAGAGAGTTGGTACAGCTTGTGGTGTAGCATCAAGGAAAGCTGCTGTCGCAATTGATGAGGGAGCATTTTGGATGGGCAAGAAAGGGTTTTTCTCTTTTGATGGCTCTATTGCAACAGAAGTTCCATGTGAAGCACTAGATTATGTTTTCGATGACATTAATGATTCACAAATAAGCAAAGTTTATGCAGTACACAATGCTCAACATGGCGAGATATGGTGGTTCTATCCATCAAGTAGTTCAAATGAAAACGATAGATATATTTCACTTGACTATAAAGAAAATCATTGGAATGTTGGAGTTTTAGATCGTACAGCAGGTGTAGATCAAGGTGTATTCAACAAGCCAATATGGGCAGATGCTAGTGGAAATCTATATAATCACGAATCAGGTACTACACATGGATCAACAAAACCATACGCTGAATCAGGTGCAATTAGTTTAGGCAATGGTGATAGTATTATGAAAGTAACACAGCTTATCCCTGACGAGAAAACGCAAGGACAAGTAGAAGTTACATTTAAGACAAGATTTTATCCTAATGCTACTGAGACATCTCATGGTGCATTTACTCTTAGTAATCCAACAGATGTTAGGTTTCAGGGTAGACAAGTACGCATTAAGGTTCAAGGTGTAGGAAATACCGATTGGAGGTCAGGTATTATGCGAATAGAAGCAAGTGCAGGTGGTAGGCGATGAGTTTAGCTACACCTCCACCACCTTTAGGTGAGAATTGGAAATCATGGGGAGAGCGTGTTAATAAGTTTCTTATGAACACAAGAAGTAAATTACAATTTAAAGACTCAAGTTCTAAAGCTGTAGAGGATGGTATTTTGATGTGGGATGAAGCGCAAAATGCTGTTGTTGTAAGTAAGAACGGTGCTTGGGTTAAACTAAAATACGATCCATGAGTTTAGAAGAAGAATTGATAAGATGTAAAGACTGGATACAGTCAGCTTTAAACAAAGGTGGTGATACTCACGACTTTAAAGACATAGTTGATGGGATAATGAGTGGAAACTTTCAGCTATGGTTAGGTGCAAACGGTTGTGCAGTAACTGAAATAGTAGTGTATCCTAATAAGAAGGTTCTTCATGTGTTCTTAGCAGGTGGGGATCAAGGGCAAGGAATAGAACAAATTACCGATATGCATGATGATGCAATGGCATGGGGTAAACAGCAAGGTTGTGATGGTATGACTGTTACTGGTCGTAGAGGTTGGAAAAAAGTTTTAGCTTCTAGGGGTTGGAAAGAGCAATTCACAACATTATTAAAGGAGTTTTGACATGAGTAGTGGTGGTGGAAAAGGTGGAAAAAATGAAAGTAAAACAGAGCAAGATTTACCTGAATGGCTAAAACAACCAGCGATTAGGAACTTACAACGTGCTGAAGATGTTCAGCGAATTGAGTATATGCCTTATCGTGGCGCAGAGATTGCGGCTTTTAATGATGTGCAAAATGCGGCAATGAATAACAATATTGCAACAGCTAAAGCGTTTGGCTTACTTGATCCTAATAGTACAATGACTGCTGAAGGTCAGATGCCAACACCAACTACATTTGATGGTGGATTTAAAGGTTATTCGTCAATGCCACTATACGATCAAGCACTTGCTGAAACAAAAGCACAACAACCAGGTGCAATAGCACAATATGAAGCGTTATTTGGCGCACCAGCTATGGCACAGTTAAATGCAGCTAGAAATAGTGGTGGAGGTCGTTTTAGAGGTAATGCTAGTAGTCCTTCTCATAATCCAAGTAAACCATACGATCCAACAAGTGAGCCATATTACACACCGATGGGCGGCCCTCGAAGAAGCGTTGAAGGTGGAGGTGGCGCAGCTCGTGAAAGACAACGTGAAAGATTAGCAAAAGCAGAAGCTGAAAGAGTAGCAGCTATGGATAAAGCAATGTCAAGCTATGGAACAAGAGGTACACCTAGATATGTATCTCAAGGGAATCCACACTCTAGTGGTGGTTTAACTAGCAGATTAGATAGCAAAGGTGCTACACCGACACCTGTTAGTAGACCGATAGACGAAATAGTAGCGGGGTATCGCTCAAAAAAGTAGTTGAGCCGTCATTAATAATGCGCGGCCCATTTGAAAAAGAACAATATGATAGAGATACACAAAAATTCTTTGCTGACAGAACACAACAAGGTGGTAACCCACATCAGAGATCGTCAGTTAAAAATGCAGGTGGTGGCATAACAAATGTTAGTCATCCAGTATCAGATGCAGGTTGGAGATTATTATTGAATGATAGGAAACGATAGGAGATAAAAATGGCAGGATCACCATTACCAGGTGGGCAAACAGCACCACCAAACATAAATAGCCTAGCCGCACAGGGTATTCAAGGTGCGGGTATGGGAACTGCTACAGGTATGGGTTATACACCATTATCTGTAACACCAAATCAGTTAGCTACTACTAATCTAGCACCGTATATGAACCCTTATACAGATGCAGTTATTAAGCAAAATGAAGCTGACATACTAAGAGGGGCGCAGATAGGACTTAACGAATTATCATCTCAGGCACAAGCGGCAAAATCATTCGGTGGATCAAGACATGGTATTCAAGGTGCTGAGTTAGGTAGATCGTCACTTGAACAACTCGCTAAATCATCAGCAGGACTGAGACAAGCTAATTATGGTAATGCACAACAAGCGGCTATGCAAGATATAAATACTAATCTTCAAGGTCAGTTGGCTAACCAAAGTGCTGATTTATCAGGAGCAGGACAGAGACTAGGAGCTGCTAATCAACTAGGTCAGTTATCTAATCTTGGCTTTGGCATGGGGCAACAAGTTAACCAAAACCTTGCACAACAAGGTGCAATGCAACAAGCACTACAGCAAATGGTAATGGACAATGCTACGAATAAGTTTAATCAATACACAGGACACCCAGCGGCTGGTCTTGGTTATTTGACAAATGCTTTAAACGCTACACCATTGAATAATGCTATGTATAAAAACACAACAGAAACGAAAACACCAGGTTTATTTGATTACCTAAGTTTAGGGGCATCAGGTTACACAGGAGGTAACTAATGGCTAGTTTTGGATTAGGGCAAATGTTGATCGGTGGCTTGATTGGTAGTCAATTAGGCAAAGGTGGTTTGTTAGGATCGGATGACGAAGATAAACAACCACAAGCACAACCACAAGCACAGTCACAAGGTGGAGGAGTTTTCGGTGGTATTGGTGGTATGGTTACTGGTATTAGCAATGAATTGTTTAAAGGTATGAGCCAAGAACAAGTTGCTAGATTAGGCATGGGATTTAACTCAATGCGTTTAAATCCGAGTGATAATTTAGCGGCTAGTTTTCAAACAACTATTAATGATAGCATTGCAAAAGCAAAACTTACAAAACAAACTACTGACACAATAGATTGGTTGAAAAATTCAGTAACAGATGAATATCCAAATGGTCGAACAGACATCATAAATATGCTCTCAAAAGGCATTATATCCCCAACAGATGCAATAACTATGTCTCAGAAAAAGCCAAGTACATTAGCAGAAAAATTTACAAAATATGATAATCTTAAACAAATATATGGTGGTGCTGACAAAATACCAACACATGAATTAGCGCTTCTCAATATTACACAAAACGAAGTAAACAGTATTGAAGAATTTGAATACTACAAAAAGGGTTTAAAACCAGGTGAAGAAGCATTAACCTACTTACAATTTTTAGATTTAGGAGCGCCAAAAACTACAATTACATTTGAAGATCAAAAAGTAATTGAAGAAAACGCTTTTTGGAAAGCATACAATGCAGACATGATTAAAGAGGTTATTGCTTGGCAAGTAGATAACGCAGATAAAAAGGGAAATATTGTTAAATTAATGGATGTATTAGAGCAACTAGGTGATCCAAATGCATTGTTGACTGGGCCGCTGATTGGTCAAATGCCTGATTTCATACAGAATTGGCTTAACCCTGACTCAGTAGCGGCACGAGAAGCAGTTGAATCAGTTGTACAAAGAAACCTTAAAGCTGTGTTAGGTGGGCAGTTTACAGAGCGAGAAGGTGAAAAACTGGTTAAACGTGCTTACAACCCTAGTTTGAGTCAAGAAGAAAATGCTAAACGTCTAAGAATACTTATTGAACAAATGGTTAGAGCTGCTGAAATGCAAGATGCACGAGCAGCTTGGATTATGGATGATGATAATAATGGTAGCTTTAGAGGATTTAACGGTGAGATACCAACATTGGATGATTTTTGGACAGCACTTTCATCTAGTCAGAAAGGTGATATAGTTTGTGATACTGCCACAGGTAATGCACAAAAATGCTATGAATACTTGGGTGGAGATGAGAAGTCTAAAGCTAGTTGGAAATTAGTGGAGAAATAATATGGCAACGCTAGTAGATATGCAAGAACAGATTAAAGCTAAACAAGAACAAGTTTTAGCTGATGCTAAATTAAAAGAACAGTCAATAACTAGCCAAGCACTTAAAGTTGCTTCATCACATGACATCATCAGTCCGTGGGAAAGAGATGATCCATCAGAAACAATGTCATGGAATCAAGCCTTAGTACAAGGCGCTCAAAATTTACCAAGTTCTGGTGTTGGAGTAGTGAGAGATTTAGCTCATGCTGTAATGCATCCAATAGATACTGGAATGACTATCCTTAAATTAATGCAAGGTTCATTGCACTTAGTATTGCCTGATGAAATACAACAAAGATTTGATCCTGAAGGTCAGACAGAAGAAGCTCAAGAAATGGCTAGAGCAGTTGGTCAATACTTTAAAGACAAATACAAAGATGAAGATAGTATTAAACACGTTATAGCTAATGATCCAGCTTCTGTACTTATGGATATTGCTACTGTGTTGTCAGGTGGTGGTTTGGCTGTTGCAAAAACAGGACAAATTGCAAGAGTAGGTAAAATGGCAACAACTGGTCAAGCAATGCAAAAGGCAAGTACATTTGTTGATCCATTGGTAGCTACTGCAAAATTAGGTACTACATCAGTTGGTCTTACAGCATTAGCTGCACGAGAGATGACAGGTGCTTTATCAGGAACAGGTGGTGGAACAGTTGGTAATTTGTATGATGCATCAAGAGCAGGTTCAAAAGAAGGCTCTTGGTTCTCAAGAGGTGAAGAAGGTCAAATGGCTACAAGCGCCTTACGAGGAAGTGGAAATTTAGACAATGTTTTACAAGTGGCTTTGCGTGATCTTGATGTAATGAAAAAACAAAAGCAAGACAATTATCGTCAAAACGAACTATTGTGGAAAAAAGATAACACAATATTAAATTTTGAGGAAATCACAGCAGCTTTAAACAATGCAGAAAAAATGGTCAAGTATCAAGGAACAATTAAAAATCCAGCAGGTGCTAAAGCATTAGATGAGCTAAGAAAAATTGTAGATGATTGGAAACTTAAACCTGAACGCACTCATCATACTCCTGAAGGTATGGATGCTCTTAAACAGAGATTATGGGCAGTAGTAGAAACTGTGCCTATTGAAAATGCAACAGCAAAAGGTGTAGCTCAAAATATTTATCATTCAGTAAAAAATACTATATCTAAACAAGCACCTGGTTATGCAAAAGCAATGAAAGAATATACAGATGCATTAGATTTAATTAAAGAAATAGAAAAAACATTATCACTTAATCCAAAAAAAGGTAGTGTAGATACAGCAATAAGAAAACTAAACTCTATTATGCGTGACAATGTAAACACTAATTACGGTCAAAGAGTTAAATTAGCTAGACAATTAGAAGATGTAGGTGGAGAAAAGTTCTTAGCTGAACTTGCAGGGCAACAATTTTCAAGTGCAATGCCAAGAAGCATACAAGGTGCTGTATTACCAGCAATGGCAACAACAGCAGTAGCAACAGGTGGTGGAAGTATACCAGGTGCTATGGCAACTTTAGCAATGGGATCACCAAGAATAGTAGGTGAAGGCGCTAACTTAACTGGATATATTATGGGTAAACTAGACAAATTACCTACACCAAGTTATGAAGGTATAGCTGGATTGCTAGAATTACTTTATCAAACACAAGCACAACTTGAAAATAAACAGAATCAATAAAAGGATTTAAGATGGCAAATACAGAACTAAAAGCAATGAGTGAAGATGATGTACAGAAAATATCATCTGAAGCTGTTAGAAGTGCAATCAATTTTGTTGAAAGTGAGATAGCCGAAGATCGTATCAAAGCACAGCGTTATTTTGAGGGTGAAACTGATATAGGTGAAGAAGAAGGTCGTTCAAAAATCGTATCAACTAAAGTTCGTGACTGTATTAGGGCGATTAAGCCTAGTTTGATGCGTGTTTTCTTGTCATCAGAGAATCCAGTTGAATATATTCCAACAAGCCAAGAAGATGTAGCAAATGCAGAACAGGCAACTAAATATGCCAATTATAAGTTTGGTGAACTAAATGGTTACACTTTGTTAAATGATGCAATACACGATGCTTTAGTTAAAAAGACAGGTGTTCTTAAAATATGGTGGGAAGATAACACAGATGAAGAATTTTTTAACTTTACGAATGTTACTGAGGAAGAAATGGCTGCTATTGTCAATGAACCTGATGCTACAGTCATTGAACAGTCTATGGAAATGTCTATGGAGATGGGTGAAGATGGCATGGAAGTAGAAACTCCTGAGTATTCACTTAAAGTTAGCTATAAAAAAGAGAAAGGTAAGCTACAAATTGAATCCGTACCACCTGAAGAATTTATAGTAGATCGTAACGCTAAATCTGTTGAAGATGCTTATGTGGTTGCACATAGAACAGAGATGAGAGTTAGTGAACTTGTACAAATGGGATATGATTGGGAAACAGTTTCTAATTTATCAGGTTTAAGTTCAGATGACACATATACAGACTCTGAAGCATTTGAACGCAAAGGTTATGAGCAAGATGAAGAAGATACTACTCTTGATATAAGTATGAAGAAGGTAGCTGTATCAGAAGCCTATATGAAAATGGACAAGGAAGGAACTGGCATAGCATCAATGTACAGAATAGTATTAGCTGGTGGTGATAACACGCTATTAGAATGTGAGCCTTGGGGTGAAGTGCCATTTGCAGTATTTGAAATTGATCCTGAACCACATACATTCTTTGGTCGTAGTGTTGCTGATCTAATTATGAACGACCAAGACTCCTCTACAGCAATGCTTAGAGGTATGATGGATAACGTAGCATTAACCAATTCACCTAGACAGGGTTATGTACAAGGACAAGTGAATGTAGATGATCTAATGAATAATGAGATTGGTGGATTAGTTAGATTAAAGTCTCCACAGGCTCTAGTTGATATTGCAACACCATTTGTAGCAGGTCAGGTTCTTACAGCGATGCAATACATGGATGATGCTGTTGAAGGTAAGACAGGAGTCAGTAGAGCTTCACAAGGACTTGATCCTGATGCTTTACAAAACACTTCAGCGACAGCAGCTCGTTTACAAGCACAACAAGGTTCAGCACAAATTGAAGTTATGGCTCGAAATATTGCCGAGGGAGGTATGAAACGCTTATTTAAGCTAATGCTACATCTTTTGGTAGAAAATAGTTGTGAGGATACTATGATGCGTTTACATGGTGATTTTGTTCCAGTTGATCCTCGTTCTTGGAATACAGACATGGATTTGTCTTGTAATGTTGGTTTAGGAACTGGTAGAGAAGAAACTAGAACAATGGCTTTAAATCAAGCGTTACAGATGCAGATGCAGATATGGTCAACATATGGGCAAGGCAATGGTCTTGTTACCATGACAGGAATTAGAAACACTCTAGGAGATATGTTAGCGATTGCAGGTATTAAGAATGTTGATAGATACTTTAATCCTATGACTCCTGAGATGGAACAACAACTAATGCAACAGAAACAGCAAGAAGCACAAGAGAATCCACAGTTATCTGATGCAGAAGCGATTGTACAAGCAGAACAATACAAGGCTGATAAGAAGGCTGAAATGGATATGCTTAAAGCACAGATTGATGCACAGAAAGCCATTGCAGTTGATGACAGAGAGCGTGATAAGATGGATCAAGACCTATTAACTGATGCAGCTAAGATACTTGGTGAATACGGAACTAAGGTAGATGTTGAAACCATAAAAGGTCAACAAAAAGAGCCTAGATACCCACAAGAATCACCTGCTAAAGCAGTAACTGGAGGTAGATTCTAGTGGCAAACCAACTATCAGTAGTGGAAAAAGGCGCTAAAATGAGAACATTAAAAGCTGATGACACGTTTCAATTGGCTTTCAAAGAGATTACAGATCAGCAAATAGCTGTGTTTGTAAGTGCAGATTCGACAACGGATCAGCGAGAGGAAGCTCACAATTTAATTTGTGCGCTTAGAAAGATTGAGGATTACTTCGACTCTGTAGATACAGATGAAGCAATGTACAATCATAAACTTAAAAAGGAGACAGCACCGTGAGTGAAGCGACTGAAACCACAATAACGGACATCGATAGTGCTATAAGTAGCATTGTTGAACCGATGGAAGATACAACTGAAGAAGTAACTGAAGAAGTTCAGGCAACAGAGGAAGCTACCGAGGTAGTAGAGACTGCTGAATCTGAAGAAACTACAGAAGTTGAAGAAGAAACAGAAGAAGAAGCTGAAGAAATTGAAGCATCTGATTCTGAGGATGACGTAGACCAAATAGATGATGCCAGTTCAGAAGCGCCTGAAAGTCAAAATTCATTTACTGTTAAGGTAGATGGGGTTGAACAACAGGTAACCTTAGAGGACTTAAAGCAAGGCTATAGTGGGCAAAAGTATGTCCAACAAGGAATGCAAGATGTTGCAGCACAAAAGAAAGAAGCTGAAGCAGTTTACACTTCCTTGACTAATGAACGTCAGCAATTAGCTGAGTTATATCAATCGCTACAAAATGGTAATGTTGCAGCACCTCCTCAGAAACCTACAAAAGAATTGTTTGATGCCGATCCTATCGGGTATATGAAACAAAACTTAGAGTATGAAGAACAGAAGGGGCAGTATGATGCACAAATGGCGCAATTACATCAGGTATCACAACAATCAAGTGAAGCTGAAGCAACTGCAAAACAAGCGTATCTAAATGAACAAATGCAAATATTACAACGTGAAATTCCTGATTTCGCAGACTCTAAAAGAGCAACTGCATTAAAGGAACAACTGGTAGATTATGGAACTGCACATTATGGTTACACGACTGATGAAGTTTCACAAATTACCGATCACAGAGCGATAAAAGTGCTACATGATGCTATGAAGTATCAGGAAATTATTAAAGGCAAGTCACAGGCTAAGACTAAAACTAAGTCTGCGAAACCGATGGTAAAACCAGGCGCTAAGAAAATGGCAACGCCAAATGCTAAAATACGTTCACGCCAAAAGGCAAAACTGAAGGGTTCAGGTAGCATCGATGATGCCTTGGACTTAATTTTAAATACAACATAATGGAGAATTATTATGGCGCAACCCAGCAATACTTTCGACAGTTATGACGTAGCAGGCATCCGAGAAGATTTATCTAACGTAATTCACGATATATCGCCGGAAGAAACTCCTTTCTACTCAAGCTGTTCTAAAGTCAAAGCAACAAACACCAACCATGAGTGGCAAACTGATGCATTACGCAGTTCAGCCGCCAATGCTCATATTGAAGGTGATAATACAACAGGTGAAGCAAGAACCCCAACTACTCGTTTGGGCAACCAATGCCAAATCTTTAAGAACGCAGTCGTTATCCCTGATACTGACTCAGGTCTTGATAAGGCAGGTCGTGCTTCAGAGATGGCATATCAGACACTCAAGATCGCTAAAGAGCAGAAGCTCGATATCGAGAAGGCTTTGTTTGATAACAATGCAAAGGTGGTAGGATCAAACTCAGCGGCTCGTGAATTAGCAGGCGCACCAGTTTGGTTCACTTCTACTATTCAGAACAAAGGTTCAGGTGGCGCACACGCTAACGGAACTGGTTCTAATGCTCGTACAGATGGAGCGCAAACTGTATTCAATCAAGATAAGTTTGATGCAACTATGCAATCTATTTGGGAGAAAGGTGGAAACCCTGATACTGTTTATCTGAGTGCTTTTCAGATGAACAAGGCATTAGCCTTCACAGGTAATAACAACCAAAGATCAACTGTTCAGGCAGGTAATGAGAAGGTTGTTAAGTCTTTGGATGTTTATGTGACTCCGTGGGGAACTATTGAGTTCCAACCTACTAGGGAGAATCGTTCTCGTGACGTTTTCGTTATGCAAGACGATATGTGGGCAGTAGCTGTTCTTAGACCTACTAAGAATGTTGCACTAGCAAAAACAGGTGATGCAGAGACTCGTCAAGTTGTGACTGAGTTGACTCTCGTTTGTAAGAATGAGAAAGCATCAGGTATGATTGCAGACTGCTCTACTTCTTAATGAGGTAGAATAGTGTTGTGGGGAGTCCTCCTTAATCTCCCCACACTTTTCATGTAACATTAAGATGGGGAGTCTGAGTTAAGCTCCCCACCTTACAAAAGGAAAGATATGCGAAATTATAGTTTATGAAAATTAAAGAACAAGTACATCATGACACAACTAATGGTAAGATTATTGTCAAGAGTACATATGACAACAACCCTGTACTTGAAAGGGTAGAGCAACTGAATCAAGCAAAAGTTGGTCTAACTGGTGAAAGTAGGTTAGTTGGATCGATACCCATTCATATCATTAAAATGTGGTGTGATGAAGAAGGTATCAAATGGAGTGATATAGAAGCTCGTAGGGATGTCATGAAGAAAAAAATTCTTAGTGGCGATTTCGATAAACTTCGAGTGTGGAAAGGTACTTTTTAAATTAATGGAGAACAAGCATGGCTGATACAACTACTTCAACGTACTCTTTGGTTAAGCCTGAAGTGGGAGCTTCGGCAGACTCTTGGGGTGGAAAGTTAAATACAAACTTAGATACAATTGACAACCTGTTAGATGGTGGAGCGCAAATTTCTCCTGATTTAACAGATTTAGAGATTGATGGAACAATTGTAACAACAACTCCTGCTGAGTTAAACCTAATAGATGGTGGCACAGCAAGAGGTACAGATGCAGTTGCAACTGGTGATGGCATCCTAATCAACGATGGTGGAACAATGAAAATGACCAATGTTGATACTGTACGAACATACATGGAAGCAGATTCCGTTCCATTAGCAGGTGGAACAATGACAGGTGATTTACTAATGGGTGC